GAGATGGAAGGAAGAATTTCTTCTTCTATTGCAGCAGCTCAATCAAAATTAGCTATTGCAAGAGAACAAGGTGATGCCAAAGCTGAAGTAGAAGCTTTAACTTCAATATCTCAATTGGGGTATGAACAAGGTAAACTTGCTGAAATTAAAAGTAGGCATGCTATGGAGGAAAAGGAAGCTAAAGCTAAACCAGTTCTTCCTACACAACCTGTTCAACAAACTCCACCACCAGATCCAAGAGCCGAAGAATGGGCTAGTAGAAATGAGTGGTTTGGTAAAGATAGCGCAATGACTTACACTGCGTTTGATTTACATAGAAAAATTACCGAAGAAGAGGGTTTAGATCCTCAATCTAACGAATACTATGCAGAAATTGATAAAAGAATAAGACTTGAATTTCCTCATAAATTTGGTAAGGTAGAAAACCAGACTAGCAAACCTACACAAAACGTTGCCTCTGCAACGCGTAGTTCAAAGGCCGGTCGCAAATCTGTGAGGCTCACATCATCACAGGTCGCAATAGCGAAAAAACTAGGTGTGCCATTAGAAGAGTATGCAAAACAATTAATCACGAAGGAGGTATAAGCATATGACAAATAAAAAACCAACTCGTGCGAGCCAAGTACAAAGTGATTCAACAAAAGTTAAATCACAGGCAGCAACGGCAAAACCGAAAACTGTTAACAAACCTTGGACTCCACCATCGTACTTAGATACGCCCAACGCGCCAAACGGATACCGACACAGATGGGTCAGGATTGAAACTTTGGGAGTTCCCGACACTAAGAACATACAAGGAAGATTAAGATCTGGGTATGAACTTGTAAGAGTCGATGAATATCCTAACGATGATTTCCCAGCTATCGCGGATGGCAAATACGCTGGAGTAATAGGTCACGGAGGCCTTGTGCTGACAAGGGTACCAGAAGAAATCGCGCGTCAACGAGAAGAGTATTATAGACAACAAGCTCAAGATCAAGTTGATGCAACTGATAACGATTTACTGAAGGAACAGGATAGAAGGATGCCTATCGATATTGATAGAACATCTCGTACCTTCGGTGGCAAACGATAGTTAGAAAAATTTAACGATCCAAACCAACGAAATATAACGTTAACCGTAAAACTGCGGATAGTAGTTTTACATAAGGAGAAACAATATGGCAAATGCGTCAACAGTTGGGTTTGGATTCAGACCCATTAAAAAAATTGCGCAGAACGATAACAATGCCGCTTTAAGTGAGTATTCAGTTGCTGCTTCCTCTGCTTTAATTTCACACGCATGTATGGTGAAATTAACTTCGGATGGTGTAGTACTGGCTGCTGGAAATACTGATGACCACAATCTCGGTACACTTAACGGTGTGTTTTACACTGACGCAACAAGCAATAAACCTACTTTCTCAAACTTTTCGCCTGCAAGTAACACTGCAACGGATATCGTAGCGTTCATCAATGATGACCCTATGCAAATGTTTGAGGTAATGTCTGCTGATACAGCTTTCAACCAAAACGAGGTTGGACACTGTGCAGACCAGGTAAACGATGTAGGAGTTACACCGTTGTTTATTTCGAAATCAAAAATTTCGGCAACAACGTCTGCTTCTATAGCACAACTAAAAATCTTGGGAGTTTCGAGAGATCCTGATCATTCTGATACTACTGAGGGCGGTTTCGCTCTTAGAGTTCAGATCAATGAGCATATCTTAGGAAACAACCGAGCAGGGGTATAAGGAGAATAAACTATGGCTATATCACGTAATCAACTAGTTAAAGAACTAGAGCCGGGTTTGAACGCCTTGTTCGGCCTGGAATATAAATCTTATGAGCAGCAATGGTCTGAGATTTACACAACTGAGTCATCTGACAGAGCTTTTGAAGAAGAAGTTATGTTGTCAGGTTTCGCACAAGCAAAAGTAAAACCAGAAGGTTCTGGCGTATCTTTTGACAATGCGCAAGAAACTTTCACAGCTAGATACACTAACGAGACAATTGCTCTCGCTTTTGCTATCACTGAGGAAGCTATTGAAGATAACCTGTACGACAGACTTGCTTCTAGATACACAAAAGCATTAGCAAGATCGATGGCGAGCACGAAAAATGTTAAAGGAGCATCAACATTAAACAATGGAAATCCTGGTGGAACATTCACTTCAGGAGATGGTGTAACTTTATTCAACACAGCACACCCAACAATTGCTGGAACGTTCTCGAACACGCTTGCTACAGCGTCTGACTTAAACGAAACTTCATTAGAACAAGCATTGATCGATATCAACGCTTTCACTGATGAAAGAGGTTTAAAAATTGCAGCTAAAGGAGTAAAAATGATTATTCCTTCTGCTCTGCAGTTTGTCGCTGAGAGATTGATGAAATCTCAAGGTAGAACGTCAACAGCTGATAATGATATCAACGCAGTAAGATCAATGGGTATGATTCCTCAAGGATACAGAGTGAACAACTACCTAACTGATGCGGATGCGTTCTTTATCCTTACAGATGTGCCTAACGGTATGAAGCACTTTAACAGAGCTCCACTTACAACTAAGATGGAAGGGGACTTTGATACTGGCAATGTTAGATACAAAGCTAGAGAAAGATACGTATTTGGCGTATCTGACCCTAGAGGTATCTTCTCATCTCCAGGTGCTTAATCAGTAAGCAACTAAATATTTAATGGGGCCGGACACAATTCGGCCCCATTTTTTTTGCAACTTATGGAAACTATGGAAAAACCTTACAAAATCAAAATCAGAGCATATGGATACTGGACAGAATTTGATGTCAAAGCTATTAATGATGGCAAAGCATTAGAAGATGCGATAGTTGACAAACTAGGAAAAAATGATATAGTTTGGGACAAATCAGACTTTTATAGTCTGGCTAAAACATGGTTAACATACGAGGAGATTGTAAATGATTCAAGACCTTTACAAACAAAAAACGTCCTTGGAGTTGAACTGGCAACAAGAGCATAATATACACGGTAGATATACTCTTGATATGGTCAGAATTGATAGCAAGATAAGACAAGTTATCAATGAAATTAAGCATGAAGAAGCTAAGATTGCTACTAGAGAAAATGCAATTGCTGATTCGGCTCCACAAGTTTCAGTAGCTACTTAATAACAAGCTACATCGTTGGAATAAATCCACTCCACATTACAGGCTCTCTTGCACTCTACTTAAAATAAGAGTATAAGTTTTTCACTATACAATTAAATAGAATACTGACGCGTATAGTCGACGGCCTAGAGACAGTATTCGTAAACTAGGAGGATATGATTATGGCAATAACACGTTTTAGAGGACCAGTTCTGCAAGGTAAATTTAACGAAGCAGGTTTAACTGGGTTTAATCTAGAGAACAAACAAGCTAACTACACAGTAGCAAATGCAGATACTGGTAAAACTTTTACATCATCAACTGATGGTGTTGTATTTACTTTACCTGCAATCACTATCGGAAGAGTATTTACTTTTGTAAATACTGCGCAAGATGGAGCTAATACTTTAACGATTAGTCCAAATGCGAATGATGGTATTTTGTATGCTGGATCTTTAACAGACGACAAAGATCTTATTAATACAAAAACAACATCAAAAGTTGGTGACTTTGTAGTATGTGCATCTTTGAACTCAACAGCACATTGGACAGTTGTTGATGTACAAGGTGTATTTGCTAAAGAAGCATAATAAGTAATTAGTGTGGGCTTTGGCCCACACGAAATTTTAAGGAGAATAAAAATATGTCAAGTTCATTAACAACAGTTAAACAAACTATACCTTTAACTGCAGATGGTTTAGCGCAGAAGTATGTTAATACATCTGCAACTACTATTACTAAAGCTAGAATCATGAGTGTTTATGGTCAAGCAACAGCAGCGGATGCTGAAATAAAAATTTACGATGAAGCAGATAGTTCTAAGACAGCTTCTAAATTAGTATTTCACGGTAAATTCTCAACTGCTGAGAACCATGTGCATAATTTTGATATCGCAGGTCAAGGTATCAAATGTGATGCAGGTATGTATGTTGATTTAACTAATTGTGATTTTTGTACGATCATAGGCGCGTTTACATAATAGAGGTAGCCAATGGCAAATACTACTTCGGGTGCTTATACTTTTGATAAAACCTTTGCGATAGATGATATCATAGAGGATGCGTACGAGCGTATTGGTTTACAAGGTGTATCCGGTTATCAATTAAAAACTGCAAAAAGATCTCTTAATCTATTATTTTCAGAATGGGGTAATAGAGAAATACATTATTGGGAAGTTGCTAATCAAAACGTACCTTTAATAAATGGTGTAAACACATATACATTTTTTAGAACTACAGCTGATGGAACGCAGACAAGCAGAGTAAGCACTACGTTATCGGCTAACATAGCTTCTACATCCGTTACAACTGGAATAACTTTAACATCAATTTCTAACCTTCCTACAAACGGTTTATTATTAGTAGGAACAGAACAGATAGCTTATACAGGTTTTTCATCTACAGAATTAACAGGCGTTGTTAGAGGAGCAAACGGAACAACGGCTGCTACTCACACAAGTGGAGATGCGGTAAATCAATTTGTAAGTGGTATGGATGATATTTTAGAAGCTAGTTATAGAAATGCTTCTAATGTTGATGCACCCTTAACAAAAAGAAGTAGATCACAGTATCAAGCTCTTGCTAATAAAACAGACACAGGAACACCAACTCAATATTTTGTAGAAAGATTTATTGATAGAGTTACGATGACTTTATATTTAACACCAGGAGCTTCAGAAGCTGGTCACCACATTAATTTTTATTATCAAAAAAGAATACAAGACGTTGGAGATGCATATACAAATGCAGCTGATGTGCCTTATAGATTTGCACCTTGTATGACTGCAGGTTTAGCATTTTATCTATCTCAAAAATATGCACCGCAAAGATCTCAAGAATTAAAACTTTATTACGAAGATGAATTAAAAAGAGCACTAGCAGAAGATGGCTCTGCATCTAGCACATTTATAGCGCCTAAAACATATTACCCGGGAACTTAACATGGCTGCTTACGCACAAGGTAGATACGCATTAGCTATATCAGACAGATCCGGTATGGCATTTCCCTATAATGAAATGGTTAGAGAATGGAATGGTGCATTTGTTCATTTTTCAGAATTTGAACCTAAACAACCACAGCTTGATCCTACGCCAATTAGTGCTGATCCGCAAGGTTTAGAAAGAGCAAGACCTTCAAGAGTAGCTTTACCAACACCAGCTGTTTTAAATCTTAACCCGATTGCAACAAACGGAACTACAACAGTAACTATTACTCAAGACAGACATAAAAGAAAAACAGGAGATTTTGTAAGACTCTATGATGTAAAAGAACCTGTTGGAGGTTTAAGTATTGCAGAACTAGAATTAGCTACAACGTTAAAAACAGCAATAAATGCAACTGATACAACAATTGTATTAAATGACTCTACTAAATTTCCTGGTTCAGGATACATTTGCATTATATCATCTGATCCAACAACAAACTTAGATACAACAGAAACAATAAAATATACTGCAAATAACACAGGCACTGGCACGTTAACTGGTGTGACTAGAGGATCTTCTTCTCCGTCTTATGGAGCAATACCTGTAGCTACAACAGCGGCAGCTCATGCCGTAGGAGATAAAGTTTTTGGGTCGAGAGAAATAACTATTGTAGAAGAAAGCTTTATAAATGATGCTAATTCTACAGAAACATTTAGTAATAAATTCACTTTTGTGGTAAATTCTACACCATCTACACAAACTGGGGGTGGATACTTTGTATTTGGAGGACCAGTAAACGATAGAGCTTAATTATGTCAGGAATTAGTTATAACACTTTAGTTACACAAATTAGAAACTACACAGAAGTAGATGCTAATGTTTTGACTACAGATATTTTAGAAAACATTATCTTAAATGCACAACAAAGAATTTTTTATGATATTCCTATTGATTCAGACAGATTTGTACAAGAAGGTACAATGTCTGCAGGGAACAATTCTATAAATGCTCCAGCTGGAGCTTTGTTTATTAGAGGCATAGAAGTATTTAATTCTACGAGTGCCACAACAGGCCCTGGTCAATGGTTAGAGAAAAAAGATCAAACGTATTTATCTGAGTATGTAAATAGAACCACTGGATCAGAAGGTGGAGTTTCTG